GATTTTTTAATGGTGGGTTAGTGTTGGATACTTTAAGCACTACTTCAGGTACTGATTTAGTTGTTGATGGTTCAAATGTAGTACATAAAAAATCATCATCTAGAAAATATAAAAGAAACATAGTTGATATGGTTTTAGACTCAAATAAATTATATGACTTAAGACCTGTGGACTTTGAATGGAACGAAAAATCTGCCACTGAAGGTAAGAAAGATATCGGGTTGATAGCTGAAGAAGTAGCAGAAATATTACCAGAAATAGTAAATTATAATAATGATAAAATACCAGAAAGTGTTTCTTACGATAAATTATCAGTAATATTATTAATGGAAATTAAAAAACTAAAAGAAGAAATAGAAAAACTAAAGGAGAATAAATAATGCCAGACGTAACAGTATCATTCACAGATGCACAATGGACTAGAATGCAAGCA